CGCCCCGATTGTGACAATATCGTTGATCTTGATACCGTCATAGAAGATCTCTTCTGATGTGTTGTTGTGACTCTCATCAACACTGATCAGACCGTTCCACCCAACGCCCTTACCACTTGGGCCGTAGAGAACTCCTCTGTCAAGGGCACCTTCGTAATAGTGCTCGCCAACAAGGTCCCATTGAATTTTTGTCATAAGTCCTCCTCTCAGCCATTTGTGTTATACTGTGAACGACGTTGAGCATTGAGTTCTCGATTTCGTCGAGCCATGTCAGCCTTACTTGTCTTTGTAGGCTTCTGATTCTTGATGTTGCAAATGCGAATTAACGCAAAGAGTCTGTTCAGATGCCAGCGTTCTACTTCAAACGGTATGCTGAATGCTACTAACCAATAGTAGATCAGCTCCGATGTGATGACTTCTCCTCGGCCTCCACGTTCTGGCATCTGACCAAACGTAGTAGCGGATGCTGGAGATTCAAGGTACTCTTTGATCTTCTGGAGATCCCTATTACTCAACCAGGAAACTACGTTCTCTGGGTAGATAGGGTTGAGAATCATGGATTCTATATAGGATAGAATCTCGGCATTAGCTTTAGGTTTGCTGTCGAGAAAAGGCTTATGAAATTTGGACTCCCATTTTGACAGTGAGACCAGAGAATGCTCCAGCTCTAGAACGAAGTCAGGACGATCATCGAACTCCTGTGTCTCTTCGTTGAAGCTTTCTCCACCTTTTACATTTAGGATCAACATTCTCCGGTCTCCAAGTCAATCAGGGTGCTTGACCAGCAGTCCAGGCGGTTCCATTCCAGAAGGCTTCGCCAGAGACACCTGCGGTAGCAGTCTGCACGTACTGCCCTGTCGTCCACGCCGAAAGCGGCGTAGCCAAGATGGCAGAGGAAACCAAGGTAGGAACATCCGCCGGAGGCGTAGAACCGGCCGGAATCCAAGCGCCAGGCGTACCCGCGTTTGCACCAGTAGCATGGTTCGTCGAACCTCCGAAGAGGGCAATGACTTCGTCTGGAGTGGGAAGCTTTGCGGCCACGCTATCTCCATAGAGAATGCCCTCGAGCTCAACGAGCGTTGCAGCACTGACCGTACGTGAATCCACGACGATAAGGCTGGTCGGCTTGAGTCCGGTGACAGGTGCCGGTGTGGTACTGACTTCCCAGCTGAAGGTGATGGCCTCCGGGGAGTCATTGATGGTGGTATAAGCCTTCTCTGACGGGCTGGCTTTGCAGCCATACAGCAGATGGAGCTTGTACCCGAAGTCATCGCCTTCGAGGTCGTTGCCGACCTTGGTACGATAGGAGAGGCCGAATGTTCCTCGAGCCTGCTGCCCAATCATTACGCCAGGCGAAGGCTCAGCCAGACCATCGAACTGAGCGAACTCGTCCGGGTAGGTGAACGCCTCGATAGTGGCGGCGAACTCTTCTGCAGAGAAGAGGTTCAGGTACTTGATGTTGTCGGCATACTGAGCGTTGGGCTCTGCGCCTGACGGAGACTCGGTAATGGTAACGAGACCATTCCAAGCAACGCCGCCCGAGTAGACGCCAGTAGCATCTGGGATGTACAGAACGCCATGATCGACGCCGGTCTCGTAAAACCGTTCGCCAATGTCGTCCCATGTAAGTGCTGGCATTTCTCCTCCTCAGAAGAAAAGTTTGAAAACGTCGTGATTGAGATTGTCAGCCGTGTAGAAGCGATCGAACAGGCACAATGGCAGTTCTTTCACCTTTTCCGGAATATCACTATCTGGATTCTGGTCAATGACCGTCACCATGTAGCGTTTGCGATGCTTGTACGGCTTATCATCTGCAAATTCCGTATTGTTGTAGTCACGTTTGTATACGATGCACGGATATTTCATCATCACCGTTGGAGGTGGCTGGAAATATACATTTGGCACCATACTTAGAAGCAGAGCTTGTAGCTCAAGCCGTTGGGCCATTGTACACACTCCCCAATCTAAGGATGAGACGGGGACTCCGGACTTCTACACTTGAAATAGTCCATAGAGTCCCCATCCATCGTACATATTTGATCAGAAAGAAGTTTTCGATGGCATACTGATCACAAACAATACTGATGGAATTACCGACGTTTAAGTCGTTATTAAGCCCTTCTCCTTCTTCAAGTTGGCGAGTATTGCGAATCACATCTCCGTAATACGGAAACTCCGTGATTACGTCTTCCCACACACCTGAATCTGGAGGGGTTTCTATGGTCTCGCCATAGCCAACAGCTCCGTGAAATCTAGCCATCAGAACTCCTTTCTCAGTCTGAGGAGGACTTCCTCGTGGACTTCGACTCCTGTGCAGTAGCTCCATCATCGACAGGACCCGTGGTGGGGAGCGACCCGTGAACCGGAGGACGGCTCTGACGCTCATTCGGCGGCTCAGGAACGATGATGTGATCGCTGCCAGGCGTCGGAGCAACGTAGGTGCCCTGCTTGATGACCAGTGCGGACTTGAGCTTGACGAGCGCACCAGAGATACGGGTCTCGATCAGGTACTTGTACTGGTTGAAGTCGATGTCGAAGTCATCGAACAGCGTGACCGAGCCGCCCTTGTCGGAACCGATGACGTAGTCATTCATGTTCACGATGATGGCAATCGGAGCACCAGCAGCCGGATCGAAGATGTCGACCGGAACAACCTTGTCCACGCGAATCTCAGCAGCGAACTGCTCGAGCGACGTGTACATGCGACGATCCATGCCGTCCTTCAGGAGCATGACAGACGAAATGAATGCCTCGCTGGTGTACATCGTCGGCGTTCCGCTACCACGGTACTTCGACCGGTAGCTGATGATCGCGGTGATGACAGCATCAACGCCACCTGCGGCGTAGTCAGCCAGAACAGGAACCGCGAACAGCGGATCGTCCTTGGCGATCGGACGGATACGATCCTCGAGGATCTTGTCGGCGTCAGGAAGGGTACGACCGTCACCGAGAAGAACCGCACGAGCGATTTCCTCGTCGAGCATGAGCCGCATCTCACCCTTCATCCAGCCCACCACGTCGAAGTCAGTGATGTCGAGAATATCGTCCCGATCAAGCTTCTGCTTCTTGTAGATGGTCTGAGGGCCGGTTTCGCGGCGAGCAGTCCCGTAGAACTCCTCCTGCTTCTCGGAACCGGTGATGTAGCCCTTGGCACGGGCATCGTCATAGGTGAGGTCAGCCCAATGGGTCTTCACCCGGCTGAACGGGCTCTTGCGAGCTCCACCGATGACTGACTGCACCCATTCCTGGCGGCGGGTGTAGAATTCCGGAGCCGTGGTGAGTGCTTGAGCCTCTGGGAAGAGGACGTCAATCTGATTGATGCCGTGAGAGAGCGCATAGTCCTGAACGGCTTCCTTGAGGGAGCCTTTCTTCGTCGCATCGGCGACGATGCCCTGGACGTCTGCATGGGAAAGAACTGGCCCAGAGGCTTCCTTCTTGTCCCCTTCCTGCTCGAACACATTGCGGCTTGTGCCCATGTCTGAACCTTCCTTGTCGGAGTTGTCGTGTGAAATTGTTGCTTCATCGGCTTCGCCGACATTGGATTGCTTCGCGTCTTCAACATCATCAATAGAAGTGTCAAGCGCCTGAGCGATCAGATAGTGGACAACGTCCTTCTCTTTGTCGCTCATTGCTTCGTAGATGTCTTGGATGGTCTCCCCTTCCTCATCGGCATGAGAAACTTCATCCTCATTTTCCTCGGTGTCATCAGCATGTGCCAGCGACTCATGTTCGATACCAAGACCGGTGTAGATGATTGCTTCATCCTCGATGAGGGTTTCGTCACCGTCAGCATGGCGAATTGCCACAGTTTCGATGACGGCACCGGGGTTTGCGCCAGACAGGACGAGACTGACTTCACGAATTGCTCCGTGAAGAACCTTCTTGCCGCGTTCGACGAGGTCATTCGCCCAGATGGAAAGCATGGTGATGTCACCATGTTCCACAAGACTACGTGTATGTTGAGCCTTTGCAGAATCGTTGAAGAAGGCGTATGCGTACACACCATCTTCGCGATACTCCAGGACCGCATGTCCGAGTACGTTTTCCGGTTCGGCGTGACCGTGTTGCCAAACGAGCGGAACTTTCATCTGGTCCTGCTGTTTAAAAGCACCAGGCATGATGGTCCGGCCGTCGGAGCAAAGCAGTCCAGCTTTGGTTGCGTACCCGCTGAAGTCAGCTGCTTCCATTTTGACTGTTCCTTTCCAAAGGGTTAGTCCCTGTTTCAGTAGGTTGTTCCTCTGAAGTTGTATCTTGCTGTGGCATGTTGCTGTTCCTCAGTTCATCAGCCTTGGGATCCTTCGACGGCTTCATTCCAATGACGCCACGGATTTCATTCGCCGTCATGATCTCATTCCTGGTGAACTTGTCGGCAATCTCTGCCAAGTCCTTAACAGGGACCAGCCTAAACGGGTTCTGGAAGAACTTGATCTGTTCCCGCTTGTTGACCACCTTGCGGTTGACGAACGTTCGGTTCATCGCTTCGACAATGGCGGTGATGATGGGTTCGATCGTCCTATTGAAATAGTTGATCATGGCCGCATCATCGGCGGTACCATTCATTACTTCCTCTGTCAGCCCGAGTTGGCCATACAGCATGTTGGTGAGGTATTCGATTTGCTTCAGGAGGTTGTTCTCGGCAGGGCGATTGAGCTGGGTGATCTTCTCGGTACCGTCTGTATAGGCAATGCCGTACTGGCTACCCTTCAGCTGGAACTCGATGTCAGCCCTCCGTTGTTCTGCCTGCTGCCTCCTTGCTTCTGACTTGATTACGTAGGGGAGTTGGATGATCAAGTCCAACTTGCCAGAGCCCAGTGCTTCGTCAACCGAGTCCAGAAGATTCAACTTCCGGATCAATCGCTGAAGTGTAGAGTTAGGCTCGTTCATTACTGAATAGAGGGGGTTCTCTACAACCGCTGTGATACGCTTTGACATGGTGATCTCTGAACGAGACCCTTTGTCGATGTCGTAAACACTTGTCTTGATGTGTCTCGGATACCACTGAGTAATCCGACCAACACGAAGCGTTCGGACGTCCACCATCTCTTCAGTTTCTTTGTTGTAGAGGTGGTCAACAGGAACAATCGCAGCGACACCTTCGTCAAAGAGTGTCAGGACGATGTCTTGCTTGAACGCTCGAGGCGCTTGATCAAGATTGGCCTCGATTGAGAAACATTCGTTTAGAAAGCTGTCCATGTCATCGGCATAACGCTTCTCTTCGTCCAGTTTGACGTGACGAATGTCCAATGCTGCAACATCGATTCCGATTCTGGTGTAGATCGAAGAGATGATGGATCGTTCATTCGGGAATCTCGCCCAAGTTCGATCTGGTCGGAAAGTAGTTGCTGGACCAAGGTCTTGATAGAGATATTGAGTCGCTTCTTCCCTACGAAAGGCGTTGAAGATCCCTTTTACACGGTCAATAATCGCCATATGTCACCTCCTCTAGTGGTTCAAACGTATACCCACGATGTGTTTTCAACTGTCCCGTTAAACACATACTTACACCAGAAACATCTCCGTTTATTGCATGCGCACAACTAGACAAGCTGTCAAATTCTTCTCCAGTTTCAATTATGCGAACTTTCTTCTTATTCGTTGCATACTTCTGTCCATTTGCGTAAGCGTGTTTAATATTATCGCTTTGGGTACACCACTCGAGGTTGTCAACGTTGTTATACGAACGATCACCATCGATGTGATTGACAATCGTTAAACCATCGGGTTGATATAGAAACGCTTCGGCTACTAAACGATGAATCTTCTTAGTTGAAGCCATTCCTTCATGGTACAATTGAACGTGTGCATAACCATAAGTATAGAACTCAGAAAGAATTCGATTTCTTTCTTTGTTATACACTCTTCCGTAAGAAGATACGGAATAATTCGGGAAACCGACGATCGTCCTCCACTCTTCCATACGAATCACTCAAAGCTTTCTTTGTTCGCCTTGTATGCAACGTACGCGTCCATCATGGCCGACACGTTGTCGATCTTTTCCTCCGCCCTCTTCTTGAGAAGTTTGCGGTTTCCGTTAGTATCTTCAAGTGTGATGGCATTGCCCATGGCGAACTGCATGAGGTCTTGATCGAAGATCAGTTTCCGCTCCTCGGCAAGAATCTTCAACTCACCGAGTGGAACAGACTCTGTTCTTGCGCCCTGAATGACCTTCTCAATTCCGAAGGGGCCATTCTCTTGTTCCCATCTGGTGACAAACTCCTTTGCGTTGTAAGGGTCGAAGCCAAAGCACCGAACGTCGTACTCGTTTGCCAAGATGAACGCATCGAGATCTTCGTAGACTTCCATCATGTCCAGAACAGTTCCCTCGAGAACATGGAGACTTCCTTCTTTGATGAAATCCTCATACTTCATCCGCATTGCTCCGGGAAGTTTCATCAGAGTCAGAGAAGTGATGTAGCTACGAGTCTTGATCCCGAACGAGTAGTTCTGAAACGGGAACATGAGCGTGAATGCACAGAAATCGTCGCCTTGAGAAAGGTCAGCGCCTAGAGCGCAAGGCATTCCCCAGAACTCGCGTGCGCGATGGGGAATTGTGTCTTCGTAGGTGAAGAAGTAGGTGTATCCCTCCATCGGAATTCCGAACCGCTTAGCCAGAATGTCGTTTCTGGAAGCGGGAGCCTTTTCGGCTCTTTCTACGTCCAAGTGGTACACTTCGTACGTGACGGTCAAACCTAGGTTGGGGTTTGCCTTTAGCCATGTGGTCGGATCCGACACTTCTTCGACTTCGTCAAGTTTGTAATGCCAGATAGAAACATGCGGCGCTTGATACTCCCCTCGAAGAATGCTGGCGAGTTCCATTTTGATTGTGTCACCGGAACCGTTGCGGACTGTTCCTTCAGAGCTGATAGCAACGATCAAGTAGTCCTCCATCTTGGAGGCTCCTTGCTCAATTGCTCCGACAACATCTTC